CCGGCGCGGAGCCGACGACCTGAGCGCCCAGAAAGGACTCCCCGAATACATACACTTGCCGACCGGCCACCGTGATGATGCTGTCCGGCTGTTTGACTATCCACACCGCTTTTGCCTCATCAACACTGATAAGAATATGGGCGGTATTCGTCGTCGTATTGACCCAGATATAAGAACCGATAGGGTAATTCACATCGGACGCCCTTGGAGCCCTGTTGTTGATGCCGTATGAGTAACCGCCCTTGATAACCCAGCCCGGATCGTTCATTCNTCANCCTCTTCCTTGTAGTAGGTTATGGGAATAATCACGTAATCCTCGCTCTTGCTGCCATTTGCCGGTTCGCCGTATTGCTTCTGGTCAACAAAGCTGAANGCCGCGTCGNTCTTCTTTTCAGTGCTCCTTACCTTCAATACCGCTACCCGCTCGCCGACCGTGTACTGATAGAAATCGACTGGCATAAACCGTAATCACTATTCCGTGATACCGAATCGTGTATTCGTCACCAATGCCGTTATCGGTTCTGTCCTCTTCGAGGGTGATCGATTCGACGATTCCCGAGGTCAGGTTTTCGGCATCTATCCAGTTGCCGGCATAGAGAAACGGGTTGCTCTCCTGAAACCACCAGCAATGCGCCGGCGCCGGATACGGCTTGCAGAGGATGCCCATGAATTCACCCGGCACGGGGAACACGTCTTCCGGCAGAATCCACAATCTCATCCAGCCTTTCGGCGAAACATCCTTTCCGCCGTAGTCTTTATCCGGGATGCCCCTGCAACCGATCTCTATTTGTTGGCCGTAGCAATTATCGGGCGACCGCACGTAGCCGTCGTCTATGAGGTAATCCCCATAGCAATGAGTCATGAAACTCTCTTTCGGCGGGAACAACTCTGTTGGATTCGGATTGAATACCGCCTCCAACGATGTCGGCCTGTACTGATCGTTATCCTTCGGCTCGTCACTCCAGGATTCCTGAAAGAAGGCGATTTGCTCCATAACGCCGAGCTGACCGACCGGAAACGTCAGATAGCCGACAAAACCCTCCAACGGCAATCGCTCCTGCACCGTGGCCGCCATCGGATAATTTTTACCGTTGACCGTCACATTCTTTTTTACCTCTTTGTTTTGCGTCCTATCCGTATCCCATCGGATTGACTGCCCCTTTGTTCTGATCTCAAAGGCCATTAACTGGACGAAATATTCCGACTCGTTTTTTACCGCTGATGCCTTTCCGAGTTTAATTCCTGTAGGCACAGAGAGCTGTCCCGGGTTTAGCAGACCCCGAAGCGGCTTAATTACATTGCCTCCACTTGCGAGTTTTTCTTTAATGAAGGCCAGGCGTTCGTCAATATAGGCGTCTGGCGATTCCTCGGGATTCACCCATTTAAAAAGATTGACGTGGTTGTGCAGATACCAGAGATCATAGGCAAGCGGGGCGCTGATGGAGACAGGCTTATTTTCTCCTCCGAGCGACTTCATAAAATCACCCGGTTCGAGGGTGATATTGCGGCCGTCTGTTCTTACCATCTTTGCAAGTTGCCCGACCAGTCCGCCCGTGCCGGCAATCCCTTTTTGGTGCAATGCGGCAACCATATTCTTCAGGCCATGCTCGTTGCCCTCAGCAGTCTTGACGGTCTGAGACATTTGATCGAAAGCAGATTTCCGCTCTTCCGTCAGAAGACCCCTGTCTTTAAGCTGCTGCTGCAATGATGATAGGATACTGTTCAGTTCCATTATCTGGATCCCGCTGAAATGGCATGCGTCAATTCCGTTACGACGATGGTCTCCATCCTCGATCTGGCCGCAGCGATATTCGCCTCCATGAGTTTGTAAGCCGCCGCAATATGCTCTTTAGATAAAACCGATTTCGAGACCGTGTCGGCATTGGTTATGCGCCTATCCGAATAATGCTTTTCGACATCCAGATCGGACAGATCGCGCCTGTTGGAAGTGGAAATCCCTTGCTTCGCAACCTGATCTTCGAGCTTGCGCACCCGCTCGGTTGTTTGTAAGGACAGCAGGCTTTCCCTCAAGGATCCCATTTCTTCTATATGTTCGATTAGGCCGGCCTGATGTGCTATTTCCGCGTTAATAATCGCCTCTCTTTGAAGGATTGCTTCGAGTTCGGCTTCCAGCGCCGCAAGTTCGGCCCGCGCCGCCGCGACACCTGCGATAGTAACCTCAAGCTGGGCTTCCAACGTCGCCGTCCGACCGATTTTGTTCCTTAGTTCGGCAATATCCGATATCAGCCGTTGCTTCCTCAGTTCTGTTTCGATGAGGTTCATCCCCTCTTCAACAATCGACATCTGGATACGCGCAATATCGATTGCACTGCGAAGTATTTTCAAATCCATTTCAGCCGCGGCTATTTCCTTTTGGACCTTCTCGATTTCCGCAAGGGCAAGGTTCGCTTCCTCAACGATAATCTGCGCCTGTAATTCCGCAATCCTCGCTTCAGTCTTCTTTTTCTCCGACTCAAGTCTGGTTCTCAGCGTTTCAAGGGCTGCTCTGTCGGTAGCCAGCGCCCCCATTTTCGCATCCCATTCGGCTTCTTCTGCCTGCCGTTTCAGCTCTCTCGTCGCCAACTTCCGATCGTTCATCAAAACATCAATGCCTGCCAAATACCGCCTTGCTATAATGGAGTTTAATACAAGCGTCTCCTGTATACTCAACTCGGCGAGCTTATTGTTGTAATCTGCCAGCAGATCGGCCAGCCCGGTTTCCTCGACGTCGGCTAGATAGGTGTGCATATTCAGGTAAGCCCGCGCATAGAGCCCGTAAATAAGATCCCTCTCTGCTTTTTGTACGGCATTAAATGCCGCCGACCAAAGGAAGGCCGGCCATATCTTGGATTCCCTCTTTTGCGCTCTTTGGTACGCTTGTATCGACATGGATCACCTCTAAACAGCCAGGATATGTTTCAGGGATGAAGTTACCTTTGAAATTTTATCCAGTTCCGCCGTTTCCGCTATTCTCCTGGCGTCGTAGTATGCCGTCTGGTAAATTCGATGCCGGTCGAGTTCGGTTTGTTCGCTGATCGCATCGGTTTTCGTTTTTTCGCCGATACCGATCACAGCCTCTTTATCGGCAAGCACCGCCTGATTTGTCGCCTTTTCGGATTCGTTGATTGCGCCATCCGTCGTTTTTTGCGTGGCATTGAGTGTCATTTGTGATTCCAATTGTCTGTTCATGACAGACTCGTCCACCCTGTTGCCCGCGTCTCGCGTTGCCATTTTAGCCAGGAGAAGTTCAAGATTCTTTTCCTCTAATGCCTTCCTCGCCTCCGCTGCCTCGGTCCGGACATCGGCCTTATCAATAGAGATCCCCGCATCAATAACCCGTTGTTCTGCCGTCCTCAGTTCGATCGCCGCCTGTTCGGCAAGCTCCCTCCCGTATTGCTCCGTAACCGTTGTCAGTTCCGCAATATGGGGAATGAGCTCTTCTTTTTTTGACGCAGTCGCCAGCTTTGCCGCCAGAAGGGACTGCTCAAGGGGAATCTTCTGCTGTTCGGCGGTAAGAAGCTCCCGTTCCTTCGCAAGGATTAATTGCAGGATAGGAATGATCTCTAATTTCTTTTGCGCTGTTAAAAGCTTCTGGTTGGCGAGCATCACCACGTAGTCGGCGGTATCGTCATCGAGTGCGGCAATCTGGTTCCTGATCGCCTCTGCCTGAAGTTCTATGGCTGTCTTTGCCTCTAAAAGAACTGTTCCCCGGCTTGCGGTCTCGATCTCAAGGCGGGACATGGCTTCGTCTTTACCGGCCATATCCATCTTTATCCACGCCAGCTCCTTGTCCCAATCGGTCAGCATTTCTTGTTTTTGCAGCTCCCATTCCATGAGAAAATTCCTGTAGCTGAGGTCGTAGGAAATACCGGTCTGCTTGAGTTCTCTTTCAATGCTGTCTTGAAGGATGGCAAAATTGATTTCGGATAACTTCAGTTTGGTATCCGTCTCCATGTCGTTTTCGGCGTCATAGAGAAAACCGGGCATTCTCAGGAACCCGCGACCGGCAACCACAGAGAGCGCGTCGTTTCGCCCCTTGACGTATCCCCGCATCACTACGCCTTTTTCATGGAACCATTTCGCATTTTCCCGACTTTGATCAGACATGAGCGCACCTTTATCCCGCCAGGGCTACCGGCAGAATCTTGATGAAATCCAGTTCGTCGAAGCTTGTTACCGACAGTTTCCACTTCTTCCCCGAAATATCCCGATCGGAGCCAACCTCGCCGCGTGTATCGATGGCGTAGGCCCGCCGCGTTCCATCCTCTACTTCCAGCATGAGCATCGGCTGTGTGCCGGAGATCCCCAGCCAGGCACGGCGCAACTTCTTCCTGTCAGGAACTCCGAAAGCCGTTTGGCTTAAGACGACCCCCGTATTGATGGTTTCTCCTGCGTCTGTGTCGCCGGTCAGCTCATAGATCCCTGTCGAATTCGCTCCGTAGGTTTTTCCCTCGAACATGCAATAGGAATTGAAATCAAAGCCGGAATAGACCGACGGGAAGAACTTCGGTGTGTTCAGGACGTAACATTCGTAGACATCGCCATCGATATCGATAATGACATTCAGGGCGATTGCATCCTGAACAAGGCAATAAGCGCTCAGGCCGCTTGTTGTCTGGTCGGTCATAACGAGAGCATCAGAAACGACTTTTCCGATGGCGCTCACACAGGAGGACGCATCTGCGAGCCCCAAGGATTCGGCCAAGGACGGCATGAAGGATATAAGGACGGCTGCCGTATCGACCAGCGCGAGGACGTCCGCAATCAGCTTATCGAATGCCCTTCTTGCCTCATCGGTCAAGCGCAGTGTGTCCGCCGCGCTGTGGTTGAACAATCCGACTACGGTCGCGAGGTCGCTGAATCTCATATAATCCAGGACTCCGACAATCCATTGAAGGGTGATATTATCGGCAAGCTGGACGGATTCCGCAATGGATCTGTTGATTACCCGTGCGCCATACGGAAGATCATAGAGGTTCAACCGTTCCGGCGGCACTATTTCCGTTCCGTCCCAATTGTTCGATTGACTGTCTTTCAGTGTCAGCCAGTCAGAAACACGGATTCCCAAGACAGGCAATGGAGCGTCCGCCAGGTTAACGCCTTCTAAAACAGTCTTCGCCCAGCCAGGCAAGGCATTGTCATAGATGAAAACCGTATCGGCTACTGAAAGACCTAATATCTTATTGCAGATATCCGCGAGAGCAATACCATCATTCGCACTCAGGGGATATACGCATGCCGGTAATAGCTCGGCGAAATTGATGATATCTTCACCGGATTCATAATACTTCGCAAGTTCGCCAATGAGATCGATCGTCTCTTCAATTGTTTCGGCAAAGTACCGGAGTTCGTCACTCAGATTGAGCGAGTCTTCGATGGTCTCATAGAGGGTATTGCTTGGTCCATAGGCCTCTGTCGGAGGCGTGAAGCCGGTGGTGTGCCGTGCTATGCCGACGGAATATCTGAACTCATCTAACCAGGCACCAGTTTCGTTGACATATATATTGAAATCTGCACCCGTTAAATCAAAGGTGTGAGCACTTTTAGAAACGGTATCAAGCAATACGCCATCTAAGAACAGTTTATAATCATTCCCCGTGCGACAGAATTCAACATGATACCAGGTATCAACAGACAGGGAAAAGGGAGCGCCTGCTCCGAAAGTCATGTCGCCCAAATCAACTCCGCCTGCATGGGCGTGAAGTTTAAAATAATAAGTCGGACCTACATATTGCAGACTGAGGTCCATCCTGTTTGCCGATGACTTGTATATCTCGACATCCAGTTGTCCGGCCGAAGTGGGCAATGTAGAGAATAGCATCTGAAAATCGAACGTGAAATCCCCGGAACCGGGGTCCATCGCAACGGTAAGACCGCCACTTAGGGACAAATACTCGTTCCAGTTTCCTTGGCGGAGGGAGGCATTCCCGAATTTATATTTAGCCTGATCGATAACCGTATCAACGACAGGAGGTGTCCAGGCTTCCCGAACCCATGTACCACCACCCTCATCCACAATAGTGGTTGACTCGTCTTCACCGTCAAAATGCATCAACACTTTGGTATAGGAATCGTCTATGGCCATAATCTAATATCCCTTTGACTACAAAGGCTCATACAGAAAAGATATTGTATTAAAGTCTCTTATTAACTTTACCCAATCAACCGCGAGCGGTGTTGCGGTCCAACTCTCGACATATTTCCCACTTATAGGGTCAATGGCATAACCATAATAGGTGCAGTCGCCGATCTGCGCCGTCATTTTTATATAGACTTCGGAACCTTCCAGACTCGAAGGAATCAAGTCGAACACGTGGGTGGGCGGTCGGTCCACTACCACGGATGTGCCGGCTTGATATGCGTCGTGAACTACAGAATATCCATCGCTGAAATCATAATGACATGCTCCGCTAGGTGTAATGGAATTGATGACGCGAGGCAGCCATCCGTCCGGGATGTTGTGTTTAACCGTAACGCCCCACCTGACGGCGGTGCTTGAAACCTGAAAAGACGTCACCTTAATCGGCACAGAGGCATAAACGGTTAGTTTAAGCTTTACACCTATGCCGCCTGACGGATCGTTTTTAAATATAAACCGCCTGTAATCCGCAGTCAGACCATAATCCGACCATGCAAAGGTCGGATCCATAGCCGGGAATAAATCGGTCGGGAAAATATCGATCTCCTCCGGCACGGGTTCTGTTGATGGAACGATGTTGATATAGGGCAACGTATCTGCGTATGTGCCGCGGGGCTGAATAAGATCGTCCGGTTTTCTCCGGTCTGCATCTAAATATCGTCCCGGATATTGAGTGTACGGCGTGGATATCACATAGTCGGGGGTCACTTCATCAGGTATGGAAAAATTCACCCAATAGCCATTTGGATCCTTTGGCGCATCCTTATCCTTAAATGTTATAGACCAATACCCCTTGCGAGGCTCTTTTTCATTTGGAACGTATGAATAATCCGTCCCAACATAATTTGAATTTGAATCATAAACATAAAAACGAAGGCCAAAACTTTCGTCTATATGGTCGCCATTTCCCCATGTAAGAATGAATTTCCACCCGCATGGCCTTACCCCATCTATATGGGCGATCACTCGCGCCTCGCTTTTGTCATGCTTCACCTGGACGATAACCTCATCCTCCTCGGCAAATCCCGCCGCCGCCCCTTCTATCGCTCCGTTGTCGCGCAACGGCGAATCCGGCTCGCAATGATAAAACAGCAGGGCGGTTACAACACCGACAGAGCACACATCCACAGTGCAGGTGTCGGTTGCCGCATCGATTGAAACAATGATTCCTCGGAGAAATTCATACTCCTGCATGTCTCCGACGGTGGGATAATTCATGCGGGGCATATCCGGTTCCCTTATTGTCCAATGACTACGATCTTAATCACAACGCCGGTCGGCGGTGCGGGCGCGACGGTATCAAGCGTCAGCGTTACCCAATCACTGTAGCAGCTTTCCAGGCCGCCGCTTGCAGTGGCCTTGACTGCTGTTACCGTGAAATAGTAGGTTCCGTCCGGGATGTCCTTCAGCGCGTGTCGTGTTTCCTTCGCTGCAAACTCCCGATGAACGAACTTGGGCGAATTGTCCTGTTGCAGTTCCGTGCCATAATAGACCAGGTATCCGCCTGTTTCGCCAAGCTTGTCGTGGTCCGCGCTGGGCGACCAGGATAGTTCAACGTCAGAGGCAGCCTGTACGCCGGATGGAATGATGAATCCCCAAAACAGCGCCAATATCAAAAAGGATATTATTTTTTTCATGTCCCGCTCCCTTCGTTTATGCGACAGTTATGCATCTCCCAGGAGATATACGTCGTAATGGCCATGCCGGTCGCGTCTTACGCCTTCGTCCAAAACCTGATCTTCAACGTACTTCAAAAACATATTTAATAATTTTCTGCTCTTCAGCGTTACAATCAACAGCCTCGGATGGTCTTGACTGATTCGACTCTCCGCCTTCAATGCGCGACATAATATCTGCAACTCTTTTACAGTCACGGGAGTCTGCCGACCTCCGCGTACCTGAATTTGTCCTCGTAAATAATCTCGAAATCTTTGTAATTGACCAGCATGTCTGCAAAATGGTCCGGATTCCAGCCGTAGCCGTCGTGACCTATCAGGCCGCAATGATGCAGATGCTCTACGGCCAACTCCGAGCAGACGGGGATTTTAGCGATGTGCAGGATGACGGCAAGACCTGTAAGGTGAAGCAACAGCCGCCACCAGGGGTAAATGGTTCTATTCCATTTCAGCACCTGTCCATAACCCATATCAAACAACTCGGGCGTCATAGCACGATGCCTGGCAATGAGGATCTCGCAGCCTTCATAATCTTTGATGTGGGCATGCTCTATCTTCATAAGCGCCTCGTATGTGCGCCCGTCTCCGGATACGATAATGCCGGCATGGTTGTACGCCACATGATCGTCAAGCGCTTTAACCCTCTGAGCCGCCATGATCAGCTTTGCCAGCCATGTGTCGGTGTAAACACAAAAATAATCACCAGGTCGTAGTTCAATCATTCCGCGTCCATTCCTTCGGCAAAATCATCAACAGCTTCCAGTATCCGCATTTTATCAACCGCGTCGTGTGTGTCCGCTCGCGGATCGAACCCCATATCGATTAATGCGTCTGTGTAGGAGCATAGGGCCCGCTGATTGCCGTGCAACATGCCGTAGAGCGTCATGGCGTACCGTGGGAATTTCTTGTTGAGCGCATCCTGGTTTGTCCCTTCTACGCTCTTTTTCAACAGCCCGACCCAATCCTTCACCCTTCGGACAAATACGGGATGTCCGCATCGAGCAAGGGTGAATCCCGCAATGGTGAAATAGGAGATTTTCATCGCTAACCCTCACTAACATTCAACACCTGTTTCGCGAGCGCCAAGAGACGCTTGCGGTCGTCCAGTCCGTTCAGGCCGCCGTTGATCCGGCGCGTAATCAGACGGATATCGTCTTTATCGGCCAACTCATTCAAGCTTTTCCGTTGCCAGTACCAGCCGGCCACGTCGGCGCACAGATAATCATCCAGCGCCAGGCGACCAGGATCATCCAGCAGATACACACCGCAAAAGGTTCCGTAGGCCGCGTAATTCGCCCGTCCTGTCAACTGTATCAACCCGCGCCCTTTAAACTTCTTCCCGTCGCCCGGTTCTGTATTGCCCAGGTCCCTACGCCCTTCATACGCCGCGCCCGATGCCAATTCCTCGCGATAGCGCAGCTCACCGCTTTCGTGTCCGATCTGCGCCAGAAAATGCGCCTGCCTCAATGGAGTGCCGATCTTGTATCTCAACATCGTTGCATTTAAAGGATCGAGCATCGCTTTAATGTGCGCGACCTTCGCGTACCTGTAAATCAAGCGTAGTTCACTAATATCCATGTTTCTCACTTCTCCCTCTTTTGGAGGCGCAACTGGTTATCTCTTATTTCCCTTGTGACGCCCTTGAGCTCGTCAAGGGATGCTGTGATCTGCGGTAAGTGGATTTCAAGCTTCGTTTCCATCTTCGTGATGCGGTTCTCATGGGAAAACGATGCGATGGTTATCCATCCAAAAAACCCTATAACGAAGGCAATCAACACTCCCCATTTCAACGTAACCATGCTTTCCTTCTGAGCTTCACACTTCTGATTTACTTCGAATCCCTTTTCCATTGGACCTGCGCCTCCCGGGTTTTGATTATTTGTGAGCACTCATCCTTCTAGAGCTTTCGATCTGCCTAGCTTGTAGTGCATGTGATCTGATAGGTCACAGCCAGCTCATCGTCAGCAATCACCGCACGGGACGATGCAAACCGTTTCGCGCACATGAGTTTGCCCCCTGTTCCCGTCTTGGCTGCGGCATCGCCCAGGAATGCGCCGTAAACGGTAATGCCGGCGTTCATGACAAAATTTGCCTTTGCCGCCGCATTCGTGCATACCGCTGTGGAGGTCGCCGCAATGGTATAGGATGGCTTATTTGTTAAGGGATCGTCATAATCCGCGTCCTGACATTCCTGGTATGTTCCCGCCGCCCCCAGTTTTGCCGCAGCGGTATCTCCCACCGCAGGAGTGACATCGCCCTTAAATATGCCGACGTACCAGATGGCAGACCCGGTCTTGGATGTCGTCCCGAAGATGATATTCAGCAGATATGCCATGCCTTCCGTAGTGAAGGTGTTAGGATTCGGCTCCCAGCCTTCAAGAAGGACGAGGCCGCCCCTGGTGTGCTTCAGGTGAACGTTACCAGTGAGTTTGATCCCGGACTCCTGCCTGTGCCTGGCTGCATAACGCAGATCGGCAATGTCTCTAAACCTCTGTAAATTCAGACCCGCAAGACTTTTGATGATTTCTATCATTGCTCATTCCTCCCTTTCGTTTTCATTCAGGGCAAAGAAAAGGGGCACATCGATGTGTCGGCACCGACATGCCCCTTTGTCCTGCTTTGCCTCTCTCTCCGGGTGGCCACCCTTCGAGGGAAACCCTGATTGTTAATAACCCTTAGATTGATTCTCCCCCGCGTGTCTGAACAACATCCACGCTGTCCGTAAATTGCCCCGCACTTTCCACCCTCTTAACCCAGCCGCAAATCGCAACGTCTGAGAACCCGGCATAACTGCCTTGAGTATTCAGCGACATTTCCGATTGCGGCACCTTGCCCGCTCGCAAAACAGCTATTGTTTCCGGATCAGATAATCCGGACCCTTGAGAAGAACTTGTCAATATCTGGATTGTTCCATTCAGATCGCGATATAAAGAGGCCCCATGCTCCGGGGCGCCCATCCTTAATTTGTTCTTCGTCAGGTTGAACACTCGACCGACGACGTTTCCGGCAACGATACCGTCCTCAGCCCTCCAGACCGGAACGTCGCTGATGACCTTCTGGTCGGTCCCCATGATATCGGCCAGGTACGGCATATTGTCGCAATAGATGAGCGTACCCTTGACCGCTCCGGCGCCAACGTCTTGCTGAACCATCTTGCCCGGCTCCGTTCCGGCCAGAAAGTGTGTCATATGCTTAAGACCGATAAAGAGACCCGTATCGACCGAGGCAATCATGGTTACGTCATCTTCATAATCGAAACGGTTTGATGTTAATTTAAACCAACCGAACCTGAACGGCTCGCTGTAATAGATGGAGTTTTTACACGATCCCCATATCCGGCCAAAGGCGTAGCAAAGATTCTCCATGAAAGGGGGAGGACTGCACAGAAAAGACGGCAAGGGTTCCACATAAGGCAAATCAACAATCGCATCGACGGCGCCGACTCTGCTGAAGATGCTCTCGTTGGCATCCGTGATCCAGACCGTTGCGCCGGCCGGACGGTTGAGCAGTTGAATCCCGCCGATATCCGATAGGGTGATCATGGCGATCGGCCCGTTGCCGGACATCTCATCGCCCTCATGATTGGTGTAACAGACTCCATAGGTCCCCGCCGGAAGCCCGCCGCTCGTCGAGAGCATCATCGGCCCAGGCGGAGGCGTCACGCCCCATGAGGAAATCGTATTGTTCTCAGGATCAAATATCCCCTTCCAGAAAGGATTCGAGGCGTAGACCTTTCCTTCCACTTCGAGGTAACTCACGGGAGAAACAGGACCATCGACCGCGCCGACGTCAACCGCAACACCCTGGACATTCCGATAGAGACGACAGTCGGCGACACAGAGCATGCAGGATTTACACGCCCATAGACTGTGAGCGCCAGGTAGAGATATCCTGAGCTTATTGCCCGCTCGCATAATCAGACGCCCTTGCTGATCCACATCGGCGTTCAGGATGATCCGAGGCTCGACAATGCCGTTCTTAGCATCGAGATAAAACCCCTCGGATGCCTTGACATTGTTCATCCCGGCAAAGCGGTTTAAATAAATATGCGGGTCTCTTCTGGCCATTAGTACCACACCGGCGTACTGGTAACTTTGTAATAAGGTTTCGATGCCTTGGGATAGAAAGCCTCCATCATCATGAGCGCCTGCCCATAGAAATTCATGTACTTCGTCGTGTTGGGCGTCTGTCCGTCAATCCCTTCCTCGATCTGAGAAAACAGCTCCTTGACCAGATAATTGACCATCAGGGGCTTTTGCAGGTGAGAAGGAATCCACGAGGGAAGATCGCTGACCAGAGTGATTTCATCCGGGTTCTTGTAATAATAGAGGGTAATGATCTCAGCTTCTTCGGGTATCGGCTTGTAATAGAGCGTCTGAAATTCGACGGCCACCTTCTCCACCGGACCGGCTGCATCAGGGTAATGAGTAGCTATCAGGTCCTTGAGGTTTGGTCTGAGGATTAGACCGTTCGGGTATGTCTCCGACGTTGCCAAATAGAGGCTGTGATGATAATCGGCGGGCATAGCCACGTTATCCGCGGTTATCGAGGCCGTGACTGTTGCGCTTGCGGATAGGCCCGGGATCGCGAATATGGCCGCTATCTCTTTAATGCCCATATTTAAACGATCAACCATCCAGGCGTCACCATAGGATTCCGATCGGGTGATGCTTCTGGCCTCGGTGATCACTCCATCAACATTCATGCCGCTTTCCTCTTTCCGGGTTTGCCCTTCTTCACTTCCGTTTCAGCCAGTGTCCCATTCGTTTCAGGTTCGGTTCCTGCCGTCTCTGACATCGCACCATTCGTTTCAGCGACCTCTGAAACTGCCTTCTCCGCTTCATTAGAGCAGCGTACACCGGCATCTTCTTCTTTCGGCGGCACATACTCCCGATAGCTGCTGCTGGAGAGCATCCACTTGAGATGTTCCTCGTTGTGGATCAGGCAAACCATTGCACCGTGTTCATTGCGTTTGAACTTGTGTCGGTAATTTTCGATCTTGACGAGGTGCTCGTTGCCCTCTCTCGGTACTACGCATTCGATTATCATTTTCTACTCCTCCTCCTGGGTTGGCGGTCAAGGCAGGGCTGCCTTCGGAGGAGGCACGCCCCGCCCGACCATAAAAGATTAAGCGTCGTATTCTTCGGCGCGATAGCTGAGAATCCCGCGTATGGTTCCACCCTGAAGGGGCACAGCCGTCACCCCTCCGTCGAACTCGGCCACATCTACCGTTAGCGAACTGTCATCGGTTGTGCAGGTATAGGCATTGCCGGCCGATCCTGCCGCAAGCGCTTCGAGCGTCAGAACCGTTGATGTTACCGATTTGACCCCGACCGTCGCGTGTGCGGCAGCCACCTTATACAGGACTCCATCATCGGTATCCGGATCCTCGCGCAAAATCGCCGCCGCCAAATTGGCCAGGGACGCCGCCGCATTGGCTCCGGCGAGAACGTCGCCCTCGGACGTCGGCGAGGATGCCACAAAGGTGTACGTCTTCCCATTGACCACTACAACCTTCGTAGGTGTAACAGGATTTTCGTCCGATGTGACTTTACAGGTTGCTTTTACCGGCAAAACACCGCCCGTGGTTGTCTTCACCGCGATAATACGATCGGTTGCAGACGGGGCGATCAGCGCATCGGGAAGCGCAGTTGCCCGAAGACTCCCGCCTGCCCGTCCAATGGTTGTCCCCGTAATGAAATTAGTGGCCGACACAAGGCCGTTTTTGTCGGCGTTTAACACACCTACATCCTGGACGAGCGCCGCCCCCGTATCAAGATCGTCCTCGATCAGTATAAAATCGAGCGGAACGCAAAACGCGGGCAGAATCACCAGCCCAACCAGATCGTTAACCGCAATTTGACCGGCAGTAACCTCCAGAGTTCCGTCGGCAACAATAACCTCTCCCGCAGCCGCAGGAGATACAGCCGGCCTGCCTCCCATTATTTCAATAGATTCTGTATACATATATTATCCTCCTGTCAGTTGGGGCGCTGGTTACACGCCATATACGGCCGCCCGATACGTCAGGATGCCGCGAATTGTTCCTCCCGCCGCTGTCCCGGCTGCTGTTTTAATGTGCAAACCGAATAATTTCTCCGTTTCGACCGGCGCCACCATCGGGAATAGGGTTGACCGCGCTATACCGCCGGCTTGTGCGGCTGTCGATCCGGAAATCATAACTTCATCGACCTCCGGGGGGGTAGCGGCCTCGTCAATACCGCCGCCGTTAAATACTATTGCGGGCGACCCGCTATCGAGATCATCAACAATCAGCGTGAAATCCAACGGGATGCCGCCCGGCGGTAGAATGCACAGAGCTACAACCGCCTCATCCACGTTTTCGGTATCGGTGATTTCGTAGGTGCCGTCGCTGACGTATACTTTACCCTGCTCAACAGGGTAAACAGCCGGTCGTTGCCCGGCCACATTGTCAGATTTGAGTATAGCCATGATATTTTCTCCTTCCAGTAGTGTAACGAGTTAAGGCGGGAACTCATGCAAGCCCCCGCCTGTTGATCGGTTTGGATTACGTTCCAGGCTGTTTGGCCGCTGAGTCGATTGCCATGACGCCGAAATCGAGGCTGTTGAACGTGACCTTCGTCAGCCCAAAGATGGTATGAGTGCTGACTACAACCTGGTTTCCGTTGTCTCGCGTTTCCTCGTGCCATCCAAAACGCAACCCGGTTCCCGCAGTGCCAAAAGCCAGAACCGCGGCCTGTGCGCCCATGAACAGCCCGCGAGCAGCCAAAACGGCACCGCTGCCATAATCGTTAAATCGGATTACAGCCTGGTGCTCATGCAAAACGACGTTGTTGTACATGCCTAAACCGCCCTGGAAGATCGGGTTTTTGCGTCCCTCAGCAGCCGCCGCGGCTTTCTGGATATCGAGCCACGTCCCCGTCCCGGTCGCAGTTCTGAGGTCATGCACCTGCCACGGATTCATCACCAGCACGAAATGCTTTTCTCCGCCAATGAGGATCGGCTGGATCTTGGGGATGCCCTGGACCCCGCCGCCCATCATGGACGCAGCGGCAACCGCCATGTCGATATACTTCAACTGCATGACATCGCCCGCTACCATTGCCCCCTTAGACCCCGCCGTATCGGTGTAAATGATATGGTGAGCATCCGGAGCCGCCAACGCATTGCCTGAAAAGCCGGTGTAGCTTGTCGGGAAAATGTAGTCTTCATTGATGCCGCGGGCGCCGGACAGATACATGAAAAAGAGCTCGTCGAATACTCTCGCCCACCATTCACCCTGCCGCTTCCGCGCTACTTCGCGCAGAGCGTGTACTGTCCGCTTGCGTGACATTCGACCGCCCGTATTGACTCCGCCTCGCATCTGATCGATCGCGACGGAATCTGTGTAGAATTTCATATCTTCCTCTTTGCCCTCCAGGGGAGTATCTCCTTCAATCGGTTGCATTCGTAATTGCATGGAAAGATCGAAGCTGATCGTATCGCCTGCATCCTTTTCCAGCTCTTTTAAAAGATGGATCGGCATAGTGCTGTCCGGTCCGCCCATAAATTTACGGGAGAAATAACTGTCCCGCGCCACGTCCACGGCCAAAAACGCCGAATACATTTTCACAGCCTTGGGGTCATTTACCCCGATAATGGTCTGTCCCATGGTGAAACCTCCTTGATTTGTGATGTTAAAAAGTCTTTATGGTTCCCTTTTCCCTCATCACTTCCTGCGGTACAGGCCGGCTGTGTTTGAACCGGAACGCGGGACCGGCGCATCATTGCGCCGAATATCAAACTCTCCGCCCATATGCCTGGCGGTCGCTTTCGCTTAACGCCGCAACGGCATTTTCGAACTCTTCACCGGTGAGCTTATCGAGTGTATCGAACCGGTCTCCCATCTCCTGAGACTCGGCTAGAGGCATATTGCCGAGCGAAACGCTGCCCTTCCCCTTCTCAGCTTCGGCTTTCTTGGCCGCTGCCAAGGCTGCCCGCTTTGCCTTCTCCCTGTCGTCGCCCTCGCCTTTACGCGCAGTCCGTCCCAGGCTCTCGTCAACAGTCTCCTTGGCCTTCAGAAGAAGCTGCCGATCGGTCATCTTCTTGCCTTCCTCACTGGCCAACAATCCATTTACAACATGAACATAAGCGGCATTGAGAACCGGGTTCTCGATGTACTCCTTATTCTCTGCAAAAAACTCGCGCTGAGACGCCTGCCAGATGTTCTGAACGGTTTGGACGGCGACTTGCCTGTTGATGTCGTCGTACATTTCTATCTGAAATTTGATTTTATTCAGGGCATCACGCTTCGTGTTATAGTCCTTGACGGTGATGTCGCCTTCGTCAAGTTGCTCATCCAGAGCTGCCAGCTCACTATTGATAGATTCGAGGGTTTTACCCTCAGTACCCGCTTCCAGCTTGAACATCGGTGGAACGGGCGGCTGACCGCCTTTGTTGCCGTCATCCGCGCCAGCGCCCTCCTTGGCTTTCCTCTCCGCGTCTTCGGCGGCCAGGCGTTCCGCTTCGGCCCTTGCTGCGGCCTCATCATCCACCGCCTTCTTGTTGGCGTCCTCTTCGGCCTTCAGGCGGCCATCCTCTTCTTCCTCACTCTTGTCGTCATCGCTTTTGTCGTCTTCGGCTTCGGTTTTATCGCCATCATCGACGCCATCATCGTTCTCGGCTTCGCCGTCCTGTTCCTCCAGCGCCGCTCTTTCTTCTTCGCTGAGGCCTTCCAATTGTTCATCTGTAAACTCTGTCATGATCGGTTCTCCTTCCTCCTTTGGTTTTTGGTAATAAAAAAGCCCCGTAGAATTGATTTTTGGTCAACTCCAACGGGGCTTAGTAAGCGCGGTCGGCTTATCGGTCTATGCGGCTCTCAAGCGGGATAGACCGATGGTATGTGTTATTTCTTAATTGCGTCCTCCAGCAAACTGACGATCATCTTTAAGCCGCGAATCAGTATTCGGGCTATTTTCTTCACGTCTTCGCTCATCCCTTGTCCTTGTTATTGCTCTTAATCCCTCTCTCCGTGTGACCTCGCAGGCCTTTGCTCCTTTTAACAGCCTCGCTATCGCCACTCACACCATCACCCTTTGACTGTGCCTTTTCCATCATTTTCCGTCCATGTTCAGCGGACTCAATCGCATTTAAGGTCTGAGCTCGTTCGATCCTGAGTTTTTCCCGATCGTAATCGACGCCGGCGGCGCTCACCTGCTGATTGACCAACTCAGTCTTGATCTTCGCGGCAACGAGTTGGGCATCCTGCTCCAGCTTCGCTACCTTTGCCTGTTCCGCTGCAAGCCTGGTTTGAAGGATCTGATTCTGCAACTCGGATTCCTGAACTCTCGCATCGGCTTCCGGGTCGGGTGCAGGAGGCGCGTTCGGGTCTGCCTCGGCATCCGGTTCTGTCTGCCCGTTGATCTGCCTGATTCGCTCAACAAACTTTTCCTTCTCCGGTAAATCGGACAGGTCGAACACTAGATCCAGGAGTTGAACCGACACTTCCGGGGCCAGCTTGGTCATCATATCGCTTAACGTATCAAACATGGCCTTGCGCACCGTCGCGCTATAATCCTGCTCGGAGACAATAAAATCGGCCTGGGTCTCCGTAATATCGTTCTCTATGCGGCCGGTCTCGGGATTCGGGGCGTTTATGCTGAGGAACTCAGGCTTGTTGCCCTTACCGATGATCCGAATCTGCTCTTCATCGGTCTTGTATTGCTCAATGAGCGAGAGAGTGATCTCGCCGGAGAGTTTGAACGCCAGCCGGTAATTATCGAACAGGTCTGCCGTGATGACATGACCTTGCTCTTGCCTATTGCTGATTGCAATACCTGATACGGCATTTGTCGATCTGCCCATCAGTTCATCCGTGACGCCGGAGGCGTTTTGGAGATATCGCTCATCCTGCTCCATCAGGGCGATATGCTCGCGGGCTATGTCCCGGTCGTTTTCGGTGCTGATGCTCTTGATCTTGTCCTTTTTCATGACGGTAATGCCGTCTGGGCGCTGCCGGGAATCGTAGAACTCATTCAGCGTGCCCACCCAGGAATCCTCTTCAACGATCGTTTTGTTGCTGTTGAGGATATAAAGAGCCTTGGACCTGCGCTTATTCAGGTCTCGCTGGGGATCTCTCAGATTACGCACCATGCCATACGGCGCATTATCTTTCTTCCGCCGGAATCCCCATATGGGCACTAGAGGAAATCGATTGTGCCGGTAAGGAGCCGCCTCGTCGCTCAAAACGTGACTGCCGCAGAAAATCATCTGCCTCATTTCCAGGCGGACGGTATCAGTAGGCACACCCATGCCCATTTGAACGAGGTCGCCATGCTTAGCCTCGTCGAACTTTACGCCATTGAGCGTACCCAGATCCCGACCACCGCGCAGTACTTGCGTCCGCGCAGGAACCCGATACCATGCCTCTACCAGAAAGACGCGATTGCGCCGCGTTGTCGATACCTCTCCCGCAACGCTGAAGAATCCGCTGCCGATCATGTTTGTGTTGTTGGCGCCGCCGTCTCCGCTCAGAGACTCATCGAACGCGGGGTCATCCATAGATGATAAAAGGTTATCGACACCTTGATTCGCGACGGCGTGGATGACGTCCGCTCGGTCCGGGAACCAGGTAACGGCGTAATCCTCATCGACCCATTTCCCTCGGAATATATACCGAGCATCGGACAGATCAGGCTCCACTGCCAGGGAATCGTACCAGACATTTCGCCAGTCCTCGTAGCGGATTTGGATTTTTTCATCGACCGAATCATCCACAACGCAATGATCCAGCCAGCCGACACCGGATATCACCGCATCAGCAAACGCCATGGAACGGCGAAATCCTACATTGTTGACGTCTGAGATGTACTTCATCAGCTTAGTTTTGTTCTCCGCTCCAGGCGCGTCCTCTTCGCCCCTGGGCATAACTCGCCAGTCAATGCGGATCTTTTTCTCCGTGCCGCTGACCCATTTAATCGTAGGCTGGACCTGATTAAATATCAGGGCTTCTTGTAGTCTCTCCCTCAGAATCGCCCGTTCTTCGTCGGTCCACTGACCGGGACCGTCGTAAATCTCATGATCCCGCATGGCCTCTGTGCGCCGCTCCATTTGATTCACCCGTTCCTGCATCCACCAATCGTACACGCGGTTAAATCGTTTCCGCACATCTTCCTTGTCCAGCGGATGTTCGCCCTTCGGCGGCTTCGGCAGCCCTAAAGCTTTGAGCTCATCGAGCGCCTGAAACTCGCGGGGTTCGTGCTGTGAACTGGCGCGTATGTTTTCGAACGGCATAGCCTTTATCCCTTAATGAAAAATCGGCTCCATGTCTTCCATATTGATCGCTTTCGGCGCTTCCACGTCATAGATCGGCTCTATCTTCTCGACAGTTCCTTCGTCACGCGGTAGCATCTTCACCAGATCGTCGATCCCCTCCATGATGACGCTGGAGATGTGCGACATCAGTTGGACAAATTGCTTTTTGCCCTTCGGAACCTGAATGTCAAACAGCCTGCAGAGTTGCAGTGCCCTGTTGGCCAAGAATGATTCAAAATGATCGTTGTGATCCTCGCTGTACTTCCAGGCATCGTCCATCTTGATAATGAATCGCTTGCGATTATCCCGAACTACCGGACCCAAGAAAAGCGCTGGTTTCCCCTCGTAGTAACCCAATGTCCTGCCGATCATTTTCATCTTCACACCGCCATTGCGTTTTTGGGTAAGCTCTTAGCCAGCTTGCTCCATGAATTGCTGCCGCTGGTTGATGGTTTCACCATGCTCATGTCCGGGTCGCAAATGCGGGCCAGGCAATCGAGCATGTCGTCATGCACGGACACAGGGAACGCTCGATACTCGTCTTGGATGAATGATTGGACAAGATCTACGGATCGGCCATCATAGGTTTTCTTCCATAGGATTCGCGGAATGTAGATTCTTCCGGCCTCAAATAGTGGAATCAGTTTCCGAATTCGATCATTTTTTGGGATGTTGCCTTTCAGTTCCGTGATGTTAAACCGATAGTTCTCCCGGTCCATACGGTCCTGCATGTGCTCGATGTCCGCCTGCATCCCGTATCTCTCATAACCAACATCCAGCGGCCGGTATTCCCGATGAAGCCTGAAAAGTGCGTCGGCTCGCTCCTTGAGATTGAGTCTGTCCCGTAGTCCATCGATGAGATAGTAGTTATCGTCTCCACCTCGTCCGACAACCAACATCACCGTGTAGTCGTTCATTTTTTTCTTCTCGGATGCGGGATCACAAAGGATGTAAATATTGAGGTTTGATGTAGTTGGCGTCCATTGTCGGAGCCATTTATCCTTGAAACCCTGAGCTTCATCGGCTTTCGGGTCCATCAGCATCTGACATGAAAATGTATAAGACCCCATCTCTGTGCGCTTCTCGGCCAGTTGCTCACGGCTCAGTAGAACTGGCTCGCCCTCTACCTTCCCGTCAACAGTTGCCGTATGGATTCGGGGGATCGCTGCTTTGCGGTCCATGATGACGCGGTAGGTGTCGTTGTAGTGATAACGTGTACCAATGTAGCGTTTACGGCCATTCTCGGATAAAAGATTGAGTGATAATTCCCACGCATCAGTTGTCTTTTGGATCATTTCAGGTGATGTGACGCTTTCCCTGGTCACAACGTCGTCATAGATGATCAGATCAAAATGCCTTGATGTCGGCTGGCCGTCTACCAGCCCCCAGGCCTCAACCGTGCTCTCCTTCGGATTAGTTGTTCGTCTAACAATAATCCCATCATCCTCTGACCATTTCGGCGCCTCTTTCTGCGGGTTCTCCCACAACACATCATCAAAAAGATATTTCAGGAGCACATTGTATTCGAACTCGCGCTTGACTTGTCGCAGGAACGATTTTGCTATTGGTCGTGTGTGACTGAAAATTCCGACGGTGATATCAGGGTTCTTGAGGATTTCCTGGATGGTGAGGGCAAAAGTGATGATCGTTGACTTGTAATGAGCTCGCGCCCACAGATCCAGGTGATTGTCTGGATTGGCTTGAACCTCTTGGCAACGCTCGTATAGCCAGCCGCGGTCGGCATCTTTCCTGCCGAGAATCCAGGTAAGAAAGAAAAAGAGGTTTTCCTTGCAGAGCTGCCGTTGAGCCCCTTTAGATGGCTCCTCGCCCTGCTGCTTCATCCCTGCCAGATACGCAGTAAGCGCACGAACTCTCTCGTCTTTAATTGTCTCGGAGCTAAACGACGCCATACTTCGCCTTCATCGCTGTTAAAAGTTCGGCAAATTTATCTTCTGCTGATACTTTGAGGGTTCCTTGCACGTTGACATCGTGCTTTTCCGCTGGCTTCATTTCCAAAAGGGCACTCGCTATTTCGATTGCTTTCAGCCTTGGCCCATGAGCAATTAGTGGCTTGGAGTAGATAATCTCACCTCCTTTGTCGTGAAAAACCTTCACTTCCGTTGCATCCAGCGCCTCAGAGAGGCGCTTAGAAACACGTCCGGTAGACACCTTGTAGCGTTTGAGAGATTTTAGAGTTTGTTGCCGTGCGTAATCAGCAGCCTGTTTTCCGAGTTCTGGATTCGGTTCTGTTCCGCTTTTCATGGCGGTTATTATTTCATGATTTTACAAGAATGGAAGATATGCTAGGGGTATGCTAGGGGTATGAAAGGGGTATGCCAGGGGTATGAAGTGTTGTTTTATTGTTTCCGTAAATCATCGTACTTGACGATCCATTTTAAAATCTCTTCCTCAATCACAAACGGCTTCCCGCTTGGTAAAGATCGGACAGGACAATGAAGACGACGGCGCCAATCACGAACCGTTTGCCATGACGTACAACCAAATTTCTCTTCAAAAAAAGCTAGGATTTCTTTGCGACCAATTAGCCAGCCTTCACTCACGTTTTTCTCCTACCCATTTTATTCTTCGGTCATGAGATTACTTTAATTTATTTCAAATTCTTAAGTTTTCCTGAGTTACCTCCCTCTGGCCTTCCAATACCAGTAATCTTGCTCTTCCTCCTCCGTCATTTTCCGTGACGGTGCCCCCCACCCTTCCGCACTCAATACCAGACGCACGAGGCGTTCATCCGTGATCCTTCTATCGTCCCAGGTAACGATGATAGTTCTACCATCTTGCGTTATCGAAAATTCCTTCCCCGCATCCATGGCCTCTTTTTGCCGCATACGCCTGGCTATGGTTTCGTCGCGCGTACGCTCTGCCGCTTGCTCTGCAGGGGTCGGTCGTTGTGGTGGACCGTAGTTGGGGCGCTGCCGCATCCGCTCCGCCGCTTTTATCCTGGCTTGTTCCTCCTTCCTTGCAACTCGTCGCTCCCAAGCCACCCGTTCGTTGTATTTTCTCCGCTCACTGTCCCGTCGTTCGCTCTCCCGCCGCCGTTTCTGTCGTTCAGCCTCCGTAGCCTCTGCTTTTAATTGCGCTCTCCCCTCTCGGTTCAAGGCCTTTGCTATCCGCTCCGCTATTTCATCGAGGTCTTTTTGAGTCTTGTAGCTGGCGGCGCTATACCGATGTGGACCACCAACCAACCTCCAATAATCCATGCAATACCGATCACACGATTTGTCAGGTAATCGCTCTTCGTCCGGATCTACCGCCCCTCGTTTTTCCCATACATCAACCGGGTCTCCATAAGTGTAATCTTTATACGACAGGTGCGTTATTCGGCTGTATTTGTCGCGATATATGGTCATCCCCACCATATCCGCCCACGTTTCCAGCTTTCTATTATCATGGTCGTACCGGTATTTAGCCCGCCTATCCATTCACCACGGATCCAATGACGGTTTTACCCGGTTTCGCCTCCTCGTTGTCTTCCGGCGCTTTGGGCAGCGGTATCCAATGCGTGACGGTTGTTAGATACGCCTCAGGGACAACCATGTTCCGTGTCAACATTACACGGTGGCACATCGCGCCGTAGTAGAGGCTTTTCCCTCTGTAGTAGCCTATCTCAACCCCATCTCGACCAGCATTGCAGACGATGACCTTTTGATCCTTCTTCGGCGCTCGTTTCTCAAAATCAATCCACTTTCGGCCTAAATATAAACTGCCATCTTCCCCCTTGCGCTCCGTTAAGATACGCACATCTTCCTTGTAAATACCGAGTTGGATGGAGCTTTCCTTTGCTTCTATCTGTAATTTTTCGATCTGCTCCTTTAACGACCTGATCTCTGCATTTGTGAGCGCCTCCTTCTTCTTGCTATCTCGCAACGCATCCACACCTTCTCGTAATAGTCCGTTTGCCCTACGATTCAGGCGGCCGATTTCGTTCGCGTGCGACATTTTGAGGCGGCCGATTTCGTGCGCGTGCGACATTTCGAGAGATAATATCGCCCGTCGTCCGACTATTTTACTTGCACGGTCCAGCAACGATGATAACCACCCGAGAATTTTTCCCCTCCTTTTTGCAATTATAGATTTTTTAACCATTTTTATCTCCTCCCTCAATCACACGCACACCCTACTAGAACGGCACATCATCATCCGGCGCCTGATACTCTCCAGCCTCGGCGCTATCGACTCCCGGCTCCCGCTGGACGGCGCCTTCCGACGACTTTCCGCCGAGCATTTTCATTGTTTTTGCAATAATCTCTGTCACGGAGTGCTTGGCGCCCTCTTTGTCTTCCCAGGCCCTGGTTTGTATTTTCCCCTCAATGAATACCAAAGATCCCTTTGATAAATATTTCCCGCAAATGTCAGCGAGTTTGTCCCACGCGACGACTCGATGCCATTCCGTTTTTTCTTTTTTCTCGCCATCTTTTGTCCAGGTTTCAGAGGTAGCCACAGAGAATGAGGCCGTCTCTGTTCCTTGTGGTGTGTAGCTGATCTTTGGGTCCTGCCCGAGCCTGCCGATTATTTGAGCCTTATTGAACATGAGCCCCTCTTTTCTTCCGATAGTCCGGCATATTAATCTTCACGACACGCATATCCGACAGCCTGGATGCGATCCTCGCGCTCAGTGTTTCCTCTATCTCCTGTAATCCGAGATTTGATGTAATGATTGTCCGCTTGCAATTCCGGTTTCTCCGGTCGATGATAAGAAATAACGTCGTGATGGAATATTCCGTCGTTTTTTCTGCGCCCAGATCATCGAGCACGAGGACAGGACATGACGAATAGCGATCAATAATTTCTTCTTCCGTATAACCGGCTCCCTCTCGAAACGCCCCGCGGATTTTGAGGAGCAATTCCGGCGCTGTGATGAATTCCGATCCATCCGGACTTTCCCGAAACACAGCCACAGCGATGTGAGTTTTTCCACTACCTGTCTTTCCGCTCAGAAATATGCTTTCACCAGTCTCTTTGAGCATCTTAATTGCCGTGATGATCTTTTCCCCACCCTCGAAATTCTCCAGTGTGCAATTTCGGTATTTCATAGGGATCTTGTTTTTCAAAACTGGAGCAAGATTTATCTTCTCAACAATTTCCAGCGCCGGCTTTAATTTCTCCGCTTTCCCTTTTGCCCGTTCGATTATTTCATCCAAGCCATCCTCATCCAATTTCGAGATCGACTGGATAGGGTTGTTCGTCAGATTTAGCTCCTCCCGTTTTTGCTGGAGTCTTTCCTGTGCTGCCTGTAGTTCGTCCATTGCCGTTTTCCCTCACTCTCTCGATAACCCAATTCAGGATTGTGTGATAATCAGAGTCGTATTTTTTACCCTTCGATTGCTTATAATTATTCAGGTATTCGATAGCTTTTACGGTATCGGCCTCACCAAACTTTTGTAACAGCGTGGCGTGCTGTTTGTCCGACAAGCGAACATCGTCGAGAAACAATTTCTTCTCGCACGCGGGTGTATTCTCCTTCCCTTTCTTTTCTATTCTTTTCTTTTCTATTCTATTCTTTTCTATTCTATTCTTATCCTGTGCCGAGTCCTCGGGTAGCCCTCGGGGAGTATTAAGGGAGGCCTCGCCTGATCCCTCTAAAATATCTTCAGGCGGCTCAGGATTTTTCCACTTAGAGGGGTTATCCACTTTCTGATGAACAGAAAAAGTTCTAATAAAATAGAACTGTTCGCCATTGTGTGTGAATGGAATAATGGCTTTTATGACCTCTAATTCGGTGATCCATTTTTGAAATTCAGCCACTTTAATTTCGTCATATGGATAAATGTTATTTTTCATCCATACCGGATGACCTTTAACGACACCATAATCGTCTGACTGAATCAAAATACCAATAAAGGTCAGTCTCGCATCCCTAGAGACAGACGAGAGTTTCTCGTCATCAAAAAATTCAGGCTTAACAGTTCGAAGCCTAGCCATCTTTTTGCGCTCCCGTTGCGCCCGATTAGTTTAAGCGGAAGGGCCGGTCGGGATTCCGGCCCGTTCGGTGTACCGCCTATCCGCCGTTTTTATAGAACAGAAACAGGTCCTGCAATCCTAATCCTTCAATCACGTCCTCGATGGATCTGGCCACAAACGCCGTTCCGCCATGATTGTTAATGTCATTGATGAACTCTTGTTGATAACTACTTACAATTCCTTTGGAAGTTTTTACCTCAATGGCTATTAATCGCCCGTTATGGATGCCGAGTATGTCCGACACGCCGCGTTTAGCCCCGAGGGTTTGGTATACCTTCCAGTGGTATATTCCCGCATGATTCAGCACGCTGCGGATCTGCTTTGTCAGGATCGCTTCGTTTGTTTTCATTGATATCCCACTCCAAAATCTTTATTTCCTGTCCGTGTCTGAGCAGATAATAAACGTTCTTTTTGTGTCCAGGCTTGCAGATATATTTATAATTCGGCCCGTGATAATTACTGAGGCGCACAATCTCCTGCTTCTCTTCCGGTGTCCAGTTTTCCACATAGGAGCTTTGTGGGGATTGTCCGCAAGATATTAATAATATCGGGATGATAATGAGCGGTCCGCCTCTATTCATTCGGTTGTTCTTTTTTCGCAATTGCCGCGGCGGCCATAATTACAGCACCACCCAGAAATCCTATAGCCAGCATAGCGAGTGCCAGCCAGTAGTTGATTTCGCATGGAGATGTAGCCGAACACGAATCAATCATACCGTCGCCCCTCCTTCACAGGTTTACTAAGTCATACTTAGTAAACCTTGTATCAGTCTGATTTTAGGTATAAATTGGGGTTAAATTCAGCCTCATGGAGCACACGAGTAATGGCCAAAAGAATTTCCTTCTTCAGTTTCTTTTTAAACGAAAAGGGAAGTTTATCGATCATGGATTTCGTTATTTCAGGGATTTTCAACGAGAAAACCGCAGTGCACTTGTCGATATCTTCAATGTCGGGCATCAACATCTTTTCCTGTATGGAATAGGTTAAAGAATTTAATGTCGGAAAATAAATACCACGTCATTTATCTGCACTCCGAAGCAGCGAAGAATTTTCGAGATAAGGGTACGAAGACCATTTATCTAAGGTACAACCTTGTTGACGCAATACTTGAAGTGGCGTCCCATAAAAACCAGCTTGGGTTTTTTGGCTTAGAGACAGCCCACGAGCAATCAACGGATCGGGATAGGTCATGATGTTTTTCCCTCTTGGTTTGGATATATTTGTGGAAAATACCTTTGTGTATGTGTTAATTTGGAGAGGACGTTCGACCGATGGCCGTGGGGGCTTGTTTCGGTTTACTTGCCCTCCCCATTTTTGTCTGGTAGCGGGGGCCGGAATCGAACCGGCGTGGTTGAGCTTATGAGGCTCATGGGCGACCACTGCCCCACCCCGCATTATTTTCAGGGCAGGCGGGGCTCACTGGAGGAGGGCGTGGCGTACGCGCCTTGAAGTTCCTTTAAACCCCGCTCGCACATGTTACTTATGATGCCTCTTGATGCGATAATCTCTAATGTGAATGTTTCACGGCTCATTAAAACTTTAGTCCCAAATCTTTAAAAGGAAACGCAAATACAACTTTGGCAAATAAAGTATTTTTTCGGTTAAACATGGACATTACACCTATTATTTCATCCCTTAAAGCTGCATATGATCTTGCAAAAGGCCTAAGTTCCTTCAAAACAACTGAAGAAGTAGGTAAAGCCGTAGCCCCATTGCTTGATGTCATTTTGTCCGCCATGTCAAAAATAGAGAATCTTGAGGCGGAGAAGCTTGTCCTGGTCCAAACGGTGGAGACTCTTACAAAGGAGAACACGGAGTTTACTAACTGGTCCAAGACAGAGACATGCTACAAACTTCACGAATTGGCTCCGGGCGTTTTCGTCTATGCGTATCAAGGTCAGGAACACCCAATGCACTATCTTTGCGCAAACTGCTTCAGCAAAAAACAGAAAAGCATCCTTAATCAACTTGAACCTAAGCTTAGCGGTCTTCATTACAAATGCCCTATTCGAACCTCTTGGTTTTTGAAAAGCCAGATACAGAAAATCGCGACAACGCTGACTGGTGGCGTCAATTATCTTTGCGGTTGCGGAATGTCGCCAAGCAGAATAAAGAAATTGAATTGCTTGGAGAAAACGTATTGCTGATTCCGTTAAATAAAAGGCTCGAAGTTTTTTCGGAGATTTTTCCCAATTCCGATCAGCGAACATCGTATCCATATAAGTATCTAATTTTAACAGAAGATATGCCGTGGCGGCATCCAGACTGATTTTCATTGATTCTCCTGGGTTCGTAAATGCTCCCGGATTCGATTTAATACTTCAGCCGACCCTGGCCCGCGGCGATATCCGGACAGGGCCATGCTGATTGAATTTCGATTGATCCTGAGCTTTTTGGCAAGGATGGTTTGGCCGCCTCTTTTGGCGAAACCTCTCTCGGCCATGAGCCGGATGCAGTCTTTACGGAGATTATCGTTTTTCATGTAATAAAAATTTCATGGAGAATTAACTTTCGTCAGATATGGGCTTGGAACATTCGGCTACCTGTCGGGCGATAATTCTTGGGAAACGTTCGAGGGCTTCCTCAAGGGTATCGCCTCGAACGCCTATTTCCCAATTACCGGGATTGTATATGGCAATTTCAAATCCATCTTCGTTTCGACAAAGGCGAAAGTTGGCCCTCAAATCACCGGACTCAAATCCGGCTTTGAATTCGGGGTTAATCATATTTTGTGCCTCTCTCAAGCATAAAAGGTATCGTCAAAGCATGAAAGAACAACATAATCAAAATTGCCCGCTATGCGGAAAATCCGCCGTTTTTACATTCAGTGACAACGGAAAAAGA